GCATCTAAATAATCATTGTATAGCTTTTCGTTGAATGATCCACCTTTATCTTCAGGACAAATTTTATTCATCCACTTGCGCTTTAAATAAGTTATGTTTGGTTTGTGCGGAAAATATGTATTAACCACGTTTTTAATTTTTGAGTTCATGTCTTTTAGTTTTAGAAATTAGTACTAAAGATAAACATAATACGCCAGCACCTAACATTAAGTAACTGTTGTAAGTTGCACCCAACAAAATAATAATTGAGTTAATTAAAATTCCTGTTCGTTTTTTCATTGTGTTTGTTTTAATGTTTCTACAAAACTAATATAAATAATTCATATAACAATACATTTTATTAAAAATAATTTACATAAATAACAAAACCCCTGATTTCTCAAGGGTTTCAAACACAAAACAAACAGAAAGAAAATTTTTATTTGCCTACTTTAAACCGTTTTAAAATGAATTTAACGATTCGTTTAGCTATCAGTTTCCAAATACCGCCTTTAGATTCGACTTTCACCTCCAACCCTTCAGCGGTCTTGGAAATTTCAATATCAATGTTTTTACTATCTAACTTAAATTCTTTGTTTATATCGTCTTTTAATACGTGAATATCTACGTTCTTTGAGTCTATATCCAGCTTTATATTCGTACCGTCTTTTTCTAAATTAACGTCGATGTTATCAGTGTCAATTGTTATTTTTTTCTTTGCCATAATTATTTATTTTGCCCAACGTGCTGCCGTTCCTCTAACGTCGTAATGTACCCAAGTCGAATAAGTACCTAACCCGCCTTGCTCCATTTTACCCGCTGCAATCAATTTTTCGATAATAGCAGCAACTTGTTTCGGTGTGTAACCTTCTATTTTAAAATCTGCAGCTTCGCCCGTAATATGTCTTGACTTCGTCGCGCCGCCTATTTTAGCATTTAATTCTGCTGGTCTGTAACCGCTTGTAATCTTAATAGGCTTCTTTACTTCGTCACGTAACACTTGTAAATTCTTTGCAAGTTCAATTAAGTTTTGCAATACTTCAACCGGAACGGTAAAATTATGCTTGTTGAACTCGTTTAAACTGAAATTGTTTGTTAGTTTCATATCTTATTTTTTCGCTAATTTACGATTTTTATTATCAATTACCGCAACCGTGTCAGATTTTATGATCGGAGCTTGTGGCTGTTTTTCTTCAATAGGTTTTCTATTGTAGTATTCGTTTTTATCTAAGCAGTTGTACAAACGTTCTTTAACGTCTTGCACCTCGAAATGCGTGTACGTTAACCACAATGCAAGTACTCCGACTGCGCCTTGTTTTTTTATCACTTCAATAAATTGTGTTAAAGGTATCATTTTCATTATTCAAAAGGTGGTGTTATTGGTTTTGGTTTATATTCAATCAATGCTAAATCTTTTACCCAAACAAAAGACGGATTAACGCATTGCTCCATTTCTTCTATTGATATTACCCAATTATCGTCTATATCTTGAATAGGGTTAAAATAAGAATCTAAGTCATACAGCTGACCTACTAATTCGTCTTTTTGTATTTCTGTTAAAAATCCTACTTGTATCATACTTGTCTACCTAAAGTTGTGTTAAAAGTTTGTATTGCAGTTCTTAAATCAGCTGCTTGTGTATCTGTTAACCCAGCACCCATTGTAACAGTAGCAGCTTGTTTTGTTGAATAGAATTTAGCAACTCCGTTTAAATTATTCCAAGCGCCTATCCAAATATCCCCGTTAAAATTACCGCTTGAAGCTGTCGTTCCCGTAGCTACTTTTACTCCGTTTTTCCAACCGTTAACTATATTCAATGCAGTTCTATTAGATACATAAAACCCTAACGAATTTGCATCTACGTATGTTATATAACTACCAGCTGAATTTACTCTATAATAAGTTGTGCCGCTTGTTCTAATCTCAATTAAACTACCTATTGCACCCGAAGCATCCTGACCTCCTATTTCAATTTCAGTTCCATTACTATTTGTACGTGAATAGAATGACAAGTGAAAAGAGTTTTGCCCTGTACCTACGGTAGTAGGGTTAAAATTCGTGTTACCATAAGCATTAACACCGTTAAATTGTACCCCATTATTTGAAGAAACTACACCACCGTTCCAAGTAACTTGATATAAAGCTGGATTAACAAGGTTAAAACTTGTACTTGTATTCGTTCCCCCTACCATTGGGTAAACTACCAAATTAGGTAGTGTAAATAAACCAAATGATTTTAAATCAAGCACTAATTGATTAACAGCTGTTTTTTGCGTTGAATCTGTTATGTTAGCAGCTGTAAAAAATGCAGCCGCAGCGGGATCAAAAGCAGGCGCCCCTATTATATCAGTTGCACCAGCTTCAGAAACGGAATAAACCGAACCCCATCCGATAGCATTATCAGCGCCTTTTCCCCACCCTATATTATTATTTGAAGCACCGTCGCCCCATCCATTTGCATTTGCCATTTTCTAAGTTGTTATGTCTCCAGATAAAACCCACTCGTTAGTATCTATCTTTATTAACGTTGCTTGTGCGTATTGTGCCAAAAGTTTATTTTTACCGCCGTTACTTCGCATTGTTACCGTTGCTGTTGGTGCAACCGTAGTTTGTCCCGTACCGTACTGAATTATAATAATTTCCGTTCCTATTGGAAACGCATGGCTTGTATTAGTAGGTATTCTTAAATCGTTAGCGCTGTTATTATCTACTTTAATAATTTTATTCGCATCCGCTAAAACTAAGTTGTTTAAAGTCGAAGAATAAGTATTAATATTTTTAGTAACTATTTCAGCACCTGTAATATACTTACTTGCAAAAGTACCACCCCCAGCGTCTTGTGCAATTGCAAAACGATCCGAAGCCGCTAAATTACTTCCTTTCGCTGTTAATTGACTTATTTTTACGTTCGCCATTTTGCTTGTTTAAATACGTTATTAATTTCTTTATATTCTCTTGTTTCGGTTTATATTTCTTCATAAATACCAGCCTTGATAATTGTTGTTCGTGTCTGGGTACATATCCCCATTTGAATTACTATTGTATTCAGGAAATTTATCGTTGTTAAAACTTATATGTTCAATAAATCTTTCAGTGTAATGTTGTGCAATAATTCTTTCTTTTTCGATTAAGAAATCTATTTCAACTTTTTCTACGTTAGTTGCGTTTTCTGAATTGTGTTTATACACCCCTTTATTCGCTATTGTGTAAGCTGCAAAGGGTAAGTATTCAACCATTGCCCAGTGTATAAGCATCGGTTTAACATACGTAACTAAAAGATTATTATAATCAGTTGGTATTGTGTAAATTGAACTTATTGTAACCGCTCCATTTGTGCCGCCCGAAACAGTTGCCGTACTTCCTACCGTGTAACCAGTGCCAGCCGTGTTAATTGTAGCAGCAGTAATTAAACCACCAGCCGCTGTAATATTTAATTTTAAACCCGTTCCCGTTGCGCTTGTTGTATTTATAGCAGTTCCCGTAGTGTAACCCGTTCCTTGATTGCTTACCGTTATTGCAGTCGGTATTCCTGAAGCAGCTAAAATAATTTCAGACTTTAATTTTTCAAGTAAATCAGTACCTAAGTAATTTTGAATATGAATGTCTTGCGCTATTTTGACGTACTGAATAAAATTGTCCGTGTCTACGTTGCCATTCATTGCAGTGAACTTAACAACGTCGTTTCTTGTAATTAAAAGTGCCTCTGCCATTATCTTGTTATTTCTCGTTTAGGTTGCGGGTTGCTTGGTAAAAAACCGTAATTAGGCATATCAACAGGGCGCTTACTTACTAACTCCGAATTCTTTACAATGTATCCAAGTTTTTCGGCTTTCTTTACCGCAACTTTTTTTAATTCTTTGCTATTAACATCTATTGCTTTGCCGCTAAATGTAGCGTAAACCCTTTTATTCCATCGGTGGTGACAATTTCCACCGCCTTTATAGAACCAAATAGAATAGGTATCCGCACCATTAGCGCCCCAACCTTCGTTAACTACTTGCGAACCCATTTTAATAATATCTTCTTTACGGTAAATCTTATTCGCCGCCATCATTTCTCTACAAAATTCGCGTTCCGCATTTTTATCACCAGCGTAAACGTATCGAGTTAGGAATTTAACACCGTCTATTACTTCGTCTTGCTTACTTGTTATGTTAGGTCTATTGTCGCCAGTTGAAACTAAGTTTACTATTTTGCTTAAAAAGGACTGTTTCGGCTCTTTTGAAAGCGTTTCGTTTTCTTTGTCGTCCGAATCATAGTCAACTTCGTATTCGTCTATTAGAATCGAATTTTCGGGTTCGTCTTCGCCTACGCTAATTAGTAATTCAGCTATTTTAAAATCTTTGCTTAGTTCCGTTCCCGTTTCTTCAGCAACTTGTTCTTCGTTTTGTGCGTTTTCTAAATCTACAAACTCCAAAGGTTGTAATGTTTTAAAGAATAACTTTAAAGAAACACCGTTAAAGGCTAAAATTTTATCAAAGGCATCTATTATTTGATCTTGAATAGGTTTAATAACCATATTGTCAAATAGAATAGAGGCGTTTTTTAATTCATCAGCATTTGAGCTAAAACCATTTGCCGAACCTAAACCGAAAAGTAAAGGCGAAGTAACGTTATGTGCTAACATAATCTTTTTAACGCATTCCTCACTTAATGAATTGTACAAGTCTGGAGCATCGTTAACGGGCATTTGATCAACCGTAGTTTTACTTTCTTGGTTTGCATTAAATCCGATAATAACTTTTTTGCCTTGTGGTCCTGTTAATTGGCTGTTTACTTTATTTGTAATTAATAGTTGTTGTTCTTCAGTTGGAACGCCATTATTAAAGTTAATTACTACCCTACCCGAAAAACCGTTTTGTACTTCGTTAATTAAATAATCGGCAATTTCTTCTTCTAACTTTGCGTAGGGTAAACCGCCTTGATAATCAGGCAAAGCGTAATATTTCATTCCTACCGCATAAGGCTTAGAATAAAGTATTTCTACTTGTTCGTTTGAATATCCAAATGCTGGTATTCTTTTAGGTACATATTTCTTTGTGTCTTCCCAATTATCTGAATAATAATAACCTTCTATTTCTCCGTCTTTATTACACTTTTCAGCACGTAACAAATTCACTGGTATATGAAAAGCCTTTAAAATCTTTTTATGCGCCTTGTCGTAGTGAACTTGCATAGCAAATTGACCGAACATTTTACGATCTAAAACTATTTTGCGAATGCAATCAGCATGAAATAACGCCATCATTTGAGCGTACTCGTTTGGCTTTTTATTAGCGTCTAAAGCACTTAAACCCCTACCGTAAATTAATCTATTTACATTATTAATTACAGATGAATTAGTAGTTGAATTAACATACCTATCAATGATAAACTGAAAGTAATTATTATCTTCGCCAAATTCCACCCAAGCATCTCTTTTAGATTCTTGAATTACGGGCGTTGTGTATGTACTTAATTCTAAAACGTGTATGTTATTCATAAACTATAAATTCATTTGTTGTACTGTTTGAAACGTATTGTCCGTTATTTACTGTAAAGGTATTAACGTTTTGATTAGTACAAAATATCCTATCTTTATATACTACGACAGCACCGTTAATAAATACCAAATCGTAAAAATGATTCTCTACTAAATTAAATTCAGCTTCTAAAGTGTCGTAGTAGTCGCCTACCGTGTGCGTATAGCCAGTTATTTGAGTTGTTACACCCGTTTGTTCGTCCGTTATTCCAACATAATCAAACGTATGCGACCTTGGTATAAATACAAAAGTTTGGTCGTTTATTGAAGTATTTAGAATAATCATATATTATAAACGATTAGAGGTTGATTTTGTGACCAAGAAAGAAATTTGTATTTTTGTTCCTAAAATAATAATTATGGAAAAAACAAATAAAAACTTTGAAGTTGAACAACTATTAATAAATGCTAAATCTTCTTTTGACAATTTTTTTTTATTAGAAGAAAAAACTAAATTTTGCGCTCGTTGTAATAATTTAAAATTAAAGTCTGAATTTCATGTAGATAATTCAAGAAAAGATAAATGTAAACATTCTTGTAAAGAGTGCATGAAAAAATATCGTTTTAATGAAAATTATCAACGTCTTGAAAAATTAAGAAATATAAAAAATAAAGATAAAAATAGCATTTTAAATAAAGAAAGAATAAATAAATACAAACAAGAATATTTGATAAAAACAAATGAATTAAAAAAAGAAATAATTAATAATAATTATAAAGAAATTCCATTTATTAAAAATTATTTTATTAATGAATATGGGGTTATATGTACCCATTCTTCATTTAAGAATTTTCATAAATATAAAAAATGTTCAATTAAAATAATACCACAAAGAATAAATATACATGGTTATATGGTATTATCTATTAAAAAAGAATATAGGGTTCATCAATTAGTTGCTGCTACTTTTTTAAATCATAAAATTGATGGTTTTAAAGCAGTTGTTGACCATGTAGATGGAAATAAATTAAATAATCATGTATCTAATTTACAAATTGTTACACAGTTTCAAAATTTAATTAAAGGAAGATATTATAAAAGTAAAGACCCTAAATGGTTAAAATGGATTGAATCAATTAGATATTAAATTGTCCTTAAAACAAAAAACCCCTACCGAAGTAAGGGTTAATTGTATGCAAGTATATGAAGGAAATTATGCAGTAACTATTGTTGCATCAGTACCAGCTCCAGTTTCAAATAAAACTTTCAATCCGTTTTCATCTGTTACGTCAAGGAAATTAGCAGGTGAAACTTCCATAGCTTCGAAAGTCAAATTATAACCGTTGAAGTCACCTAAAGCAGAACCTGAAGAAACAGTACCAGCTGTTACATCAGCACCTTGTGTAAGTCCCATTAAAAAGAATTGGTCGGTCATTGTTCTAACAACTATTCTCGGTCTACCGTAAGCAAGTAATTTTACGTTTTTATGCGTTGTAACGTCTTGTCTTTTTAACTGAATAGTGAGTGTTTGTTGAAAGAAAGTAGTACCGTTGTCACGGCTTGAATTAATTGTAGTTTCAAAACTGTTAGCTCCTTTCAATTCGTATTTATACAAGTTCATAGCGCTTGCGCCAAGTGGAGTCCAGTCAGTAATTAAATCCGTGTCCGTTGCATCGTATGTTACATCGTCAGAATTTAAGTCGTCGTAGTTAATAAAGTAGATAGCTTTCAACCCCGAAACGGAATCTTTACATTGTTCTATTCTACCATTTGTTATATCACAGCTCATTTTATTATTTTTTAAAGTTTAACAAAAAAAAAGGTGGTGTATATTGCACCACCCTTATTTATAGTTTTTGGTTTTTTAGTTAGCCGAGTTAGTGATTCCGTATGTAACTACATCTTCAGCAAATCCGTATTTAACGTCCCCAGTGAATCTCATTACTACACGTACATTCATTGAACCGTCAATCAATCCCATGTCGATAATTTTAACTTCGTTCATGTCATTTAACAATCCAGTTGCAAAATGCAAGTTAGAAGTTTGAGAAGCTAAACCAGTGTTATTAGCTAAACCGTTAGCCAAGAATATTGGTAAACCGTCAAAAGAAAGTGAACCGTTAGTGTACCATTGTGTACCCAAGTTATTAGTACCGTTAGCACCTAAACCGCTTGCACCAAATCCACCTAAAGCACGGATATATGCTCTAACGATGTTAGAAGAAAGATACAATTTCAAATCAGGTTGTCCGTACAATCTTGTCGGGATAGCGTCAACAATCGCCCCAATTTGTGCGATAACATTGCTCGCGTCAACCGATGCTCCAGCAACCTCTTGTGCAGCTGGCAAAGAAGCATCAGTAGTTAATTGTGTCATGATTCCAGCAAATTGACCTTGTGTAGCGTTAACACCTTGCCAAATAGAAGTTTCCATATTAGCAGCTACTTTTTCAGCTACGTGTGCAATTAAGAAATCAGTAAACGATTTAGGCATTACATCAAATGCAGAGTAACCCATTTCAATCGCCTGCCAAGTCTGATGAAAATCTTTTTTACACAATTGTAAATTTATTTGATACTCCTCAGGTTGTAAAATTCTTTCAGTTAACGTAACCGTAGAAGAAGCGTCAAAGTCACATGAAGCGTTACGAATTAAATCATCCGTAGCTACTCGTTGAATTACTTGTTTGAATTTCACGTTAGGGTGAATAGTCATTCCACCTTGCTCTAAAGTTGGTGCGCTAAGGATAGCAGCAGCGATGTACTTACCAGCAAACTCACCAGCATAGGTAGTAGTGATATTTGTACTTGTACTTAAATTAATTTTTTCCATTTTATAATATTTTATTTAATTAAACAACAGTTAGTGTAATTGCACCAGCAGCAGTTCCTAATCCGAAAACATACCAGTTTGTACCGTCGCAATTCAATTCAACGAAATCTCCGATAGTGTCCGCAGAAGCAGAAAAAGTAATCGTGTTTTCATCAGCACCAGGAACGTTTACTGAATTCACAATAACACCACCTTGAATTTTGTTTGTAGCAGCTTTAATAGTCCACGCAGTAGTAGCAAATAATGCAGCTACCGTAAAACGGTATCTAAAACCCGCAGAAGTAGCAACCGCTGGCAAAGTAATTTGCGCTCCAGCAGCAGCGTTTAAATAAAATGACTTGTCTGAATCTTCAGCAGTCAAAGTTGTTGCACCAGTCAACG